CTAAGTCACTCTTCGACTATGACGGCACACTATGCCTGATCGGCACTCCTGGCCCTCTACCCGTGGGCTATTTCCACAAAGCATCAGAAAGCAATCAGTGGTCCCATCATGGCTGGACGATGCTGCAAAACCCCTGGCTAGAGCGCAAGTCCGGTAAAAAGCCGATGGAGCTTATCCTAAGGGATTGTAAGCGCATGGGAGTCTTTCCCTCTGACCCTAAAATCCAGCGCGAGTGTTTTGGCAAATGGGTTACAGATAGTAATAGCCTGGTGTTCAAGTACGACAGCATTCGCAATGACTTTGTGAGTTTTGAGCCTAAGACAGCGCAGTACGTCATCGGCGTTGACCTTGGTTTTAATGATGCGGACGCAATAGCTGTGATCGGCTGGAACCAAGCCTACCACTATCCTGGTGCTACACCGCAGCCTTCAGCGACCTATCTGGTATACGAACAAGCTGTGCAAAAACAAGGCGTCACAGAACTAGCTACTCAATTAGATAGGCTAGTAAAGCAGTACAATCCTGTAGCGCTCGTCATGGATGCCGGTGGGCTCGGGAAAAAAATTGTTGAGGAGCTTAAAAGGCGCTACGGCCTACCCGTCAAAGCAGCTGAGAAATCACGAAAGTTTGAATACATCGAGCTATTAAACGATGCCTTACGCACTGGTCAGTTTCTCGCCAAGTCTCAAGGCCTTTTTGCCCAAGACACCAGGCTGATCGAGTGGGACAAGGCGAAGAATAGCAATGAGCGCCTGGTGATCAGCGAAGCCTATCACTCAGACATTGCCGACGCTGTTCTATATGCCTTCCGCGAGAGCTTGCACTGGGTGAGTCACGTAGTCGGTCAGCCTACTGCGCCATACGGGACGCCGGAATGGGTAGAAGAACAAGAACGCGAGATAATCGCAGCACTAGAAAAACAATTAGCCGAGGATGACGATGACCCCATCTCCTGGAACGAGCAAGGTTTTGACGATCTCTGATGCCGAGGCATTCATTGAGCTAGCCCGCCGCCTGAAGGTAAAAAAGGCTAGTTTTACTTATGGTCTTAATTTTTCTAAACTTCGCATTGAGCTATTTGAAGATAAAAAAGAAGAGCCTTCCCTGCTTGCTGAGATTGAAGCACCAAGCCAGAAAACTCGCCTCCCTACTGAGGACGAGCTATTATACTGGTCTACCGCTTATGAACCTGACATTAACGCAAGCAAACCGGAGTAGGTCATGCCTATAGACTATACGTCCTTCAATCGCGGCGAAAAACCACAGCCAGTTGACTTCGGTAAGAAGTGGTGGCTCATGACCGATTACGAAATGGCGCAGGCTATCGTCGGGACTGTCACGAGCATTGCTAACGGTGATGCCAAGAGACAGACACAGTATCAAATCTCCGCAAGGCTCTACGGCAATACGAACATCATGGGTATCAACGGTCTTAGTTTTTCTAAGATACAAAGCACTCAGGCAACACTGAAGGACCGTGTTAGCTACAACATCATCCAAAGCTGTGTTGATACCTTAGTATCTAAGATCAGTAAAAATAGGCCTAAGCCTAGCTTTATTACTTCTGGTGCTACGTGGAAAGTGCAACGGAAAGCAAAACAGCTAGACAAGTTTGTCGACGGTATTTTTTACGAGAACGAAATTTATAGGCTAGGACCTAAGATTTTCAGGGATGCCTTGGTGTTTGGCTCTGGTGTCATTCATGTGTATGAGCACGAGGGACGCTGTAAATTTGAGCGAGTCATCCCTTCAGAGCTATACGTTGATCAGATGGAAAGTTTTTACGGGCATCCTAGACAAATGCACCGCGTAAAGAACGTGGACCGTGGTGTCCTTGCTGCGCTTTATCCCGAGCACAAAGAACGCATCATGGAAGCCAACGCTGCGACAATCGATATTACCGGGACCTATCAAAATATCGCCGACCAAATCACAGTCTGTGAATCGTGGCATTTACCCTCAGGTAAAGACGCCAAAGACGGCCTGCATGTAATAGCTATCGATGAGGCTATTCTCTTCAAAGAAGTTTGGGAAAAGGATCATTTCCCTTTTGCATTTATGCAGTGGTCAGACAGGCTCTACGGATTTTGGGGACAAGGCCTAGCTGAACAGATTCAAAACATACAGCTAGAAGTGAATAAACTGTTGTGGGTAATTCAGCGCTCCATGCATATGGCTGGAACCTTCAAAGTATTCCTCGAGCATGGATCTAAGATAGTAAAAGAGCATATCTCGAATGACATTGGTGTCCTCATTAACTACACTGGCACACCTCCACAATATGTTAGCCCACCGATTGTCCCGCCAGAAATTTATGCACATTTGCAGACATTGAAACAACAGGCCTTTGAGCAAGCCGGTATCTCACAGCTATCGGCTACTAGCCAGAAGCCTGCAGGTCTCAATTCTGGTAAAGCGCTAAGAGAATTTAACGACATTGAAACCGAGCGCTTTATGAATGTCGGCCATGAATATGAAAACTTTTATATTCATGTGGCGAAGCTAGCAATTGGTGTCGTAAAGGACATTTATGCTAGGGAAAAAAGCTACCGAGTTTATACTCCCGGTAAGAAATTCTTGGACCAGCTGGACTGGAAATCGATTCAATTAGACGACGATGAGTACACACTTAAAATTTATCCTGTGTCTAAGCTGCCCACTGATCCTGCTGGCCAGCTGCAGACTATTACCGAGTATATCCAGGCAGGCTTTATTAGCCCTCGCGCTGGTAGACGTTTGCTTGATTTCCCTGATCTGGAGCGAGCGGAAGATTTAAGCAACGCACAGGAAGAGTGGCTGCACAAAGTCATCGAGGACATGATTGATAACGGCACCGTGTATCATCCCGAGCCTGATGATGATCTAGCCCTAGCTCGTGAATTAGCTTTGCAATACTTGCCGTTTGCGAAAACTCAGGGAGCACCTGAGGAGAACATCCAGATCTTGAGAGACTTTATCTCTGAGATTGATCAGCTGTCTCAGATGGCACTTGCTGCAAGCCAGCCGCCTATGCCTGAAGCGCAAGCTCCAGCGATGCCAATGGCTCCTAGTGAATTAGTACCGAACGTCCCGATGGTCGCATAAGGATTGTAAAATGGAAAATTTAGATCAAATGCCAGAAGTTGGGACACCAGAAGTCCCAGAGACACCAGCCGCTCCACAAGAGCGAGTCAGCGATAGGTTTTCATTTCTAGCCAAAAAAGAGGCTGGGATTGTACGCCAACGCCAAGAGCTTAAATCCCAGATGGATGCCATCGCGGCGCAAAAAACCGAGATGGATAAGCTACGGCAAGAGATCGATCAGGCGAGACAACGCAAGGGATCATACAAAGCCAACCCGCTGGCAGTGCTAGAAGACCATGGCTTAAGCTATAAAGAGCTTACGGACTACATTCTCAATAATAATACGGTCAGCACTGAATCCCAGATTAAGGCACTTCAGGATAAAATTGAGCAGCAAGAGAAACAGAGGGAGCTAGATAGGCAAGAGCAGGTCAAGCGCGAGCAAGAGCGGCATGCAGCTAGGGAGACTGAGGTAATCGCTGAGTTTAAATCAGAAATCGGTACCTTTTTGTCACGCCAATCAGAAAAATATGAATTGACAAACTTGTACGATTCTGCTGACTTAGTGTATGATACTGTGGAAGAATATTTTGCAAAAACTAATAAAGTATTGTCAATCCCTGAAGCCTGCGACCTAGTCGAGTCATATCTCGAAAAACAGGTTGAAAAGTCTCTTGCGACAAAAAAACTTTCAGCAAGAGTGTCTAAGCAAGAACCTTCATCTCCTACTGCTAATAAACCCTCAGAGCCGCGACGTACCCTAACAAATAACGACTATACGTCTAGCACGCCGTCTTTCGTTTCTCCCAAAGTGGAAAACGACAGAATGTCTCGTGCGCTTGCGGCATTAGATCAATAGATAATTAACTTAGTAAAGGATAAGCACTATGCCTACTGTCGGACCTTATTTAAACCTCACAGCGATGAACGCAGCACTCAAAGAACTCTACGATGGTCAGGTCGTAGAAAACCTAGTGTATGCAGATAACCCATTCCTCGCCATGGTGCCCAAGAAAACGGATTTCGGCGGCAAATATAAGCCAATTCCAATCATCACTGGTGTTTCCCAAGGTCGTTCGGCTACTTTTTCGAACGCTCAAGGAAACCAGTCTCCAGTGCAAATTCAATCGTTCTTGCTCACTCGTGTTAGCGATTACTCAATCGCCACGATTGATAACCAAACCATGCTTGCTTCTAGAACTGACAAGATGTCGTTCCTTGAAGGTGCCAAGTTAGTCATTGACGGTGCATACCGTTCTGTTACTAACTCGCTCGCGTCTTCGCTCTTTCGTTCTGGAACGGGCTCTATCGGTGCTATTGGCTCCATCAGCACTGGTGTTATTACTCTTAGCAACGCCGCCGATGTTGTTCAGTTTGAAGTTAACCAAGTCTTGCAAGCAAATGCTACGGATGGCGGTACGCCACGCGCTGCCCTCGGTTATGTTATTGCTGTTAACCGCTACCTCGGTACCGTGACTGTTTCCGCTACGGGCCTCGGCGGTGCAGCTGGTACGCCGTCGGGATGGGCCGCAGCTGACTTCTTGCTTGTGCAAGGTGACTTGAACGCCAAGGTTAAAGGCCTAGCAGCTTGGCTCCCAAGCACCGCGCCTACAACTGGAGATTCTTTCTACGGCGTTGACCGTAGCCAAGACGTCACGCGTCTAGCTGGTATTCGCTACGACGGATCAGCACAGTCCATCGAAGAATCCTTGATTGATTCCTCTTCCCTACTCGCACGAGAGGGTGGAAAGCCGGACGTCTGTATCACCAACTTTGCATCTTATGCTGCCCTTGAGAAATCCTTGGGAGCTAAAGTGCAATACGTTGACATGAAAGGCCCGGCTGATATCGCATTCCGCGGCATTATGATTAACGGCGCTAACAGCATGATCAAGGTCTTCCCTGATCGTAACTGCCAAGCCCAAACTGCCTACTTGCTCCAAATGAATAGCTGGTGCTTTAACAGCCTAGGGGACGCGCCTCAAGTGCTTCGCTACGGCGATGGCCTTGAAATGCTTAGGGTTTCTAACGCGGACGCGGGAGAGGTACGCATAGGCTACTATGGTGCGCTCTCAACCAATGCGCCGGGCTTTAATGCCAGCGTCGTTCTCAGCGCATAATTATCACACCTAGGGCAGAGTAGTCAAGTACTATTCTGCCTTTTTTTCTACAAAGGTTAAAACCATGGCTAATAGATTTTTCCAACAATTTAGCTTTGGACTGGATCATTATCCTGTCCGGCTCGATTGCAATGCGCTGATCGGCGCATCTGGTGCTACATCGGCCCTTAAGGGCTCTGGTGTATTGTCTCTGACTCGCCTTGCGGCTGGTGTGTATAGAGCTGTTTTAGAAGACGACTATTTCCGTTTTCTAAACTTCTCGGCAATCTTCCGCGCTCCTGTAACAGGATCCGCTGTTACCGGTGGTTCTTTTGTATCGGGCACGGCTTATGAGATTGTGACGGTAGGTTCTACCGATTACAGCCTGGTAGGTTTGCCTACGGGTGTTACAGCCGCTCCCGGCGTTGCTTTTGTAGCTACGGGTGCAGGTGCAGGTTCCGGCACTGTGAAAGCCTTGGGTTCTTCCGGTGTGTTTGCAGTGAGCCTGCTTGGTGATCCGCAAACGATGGATAGCTCCACGGTACAAGGCTCCGGAGCAACAATTTTCTTCAAGTGCCTCGATGCTACCGGTGCCGCCGTTGATCCTGCAAGCGGCTCGCAAATCTTCCTTCAATTCTGGATGCGAAATAGCTCTGTAAAAGGCAAAGGGGAATAACATGATTATTCCTGACAAGAAAAAAGCCGCTACGGTGATTGTCTCCATGATGCACGGTCAGGATTTAAAAACTCCTGACAGTGAAGAAGGCGGCGATCACGAAGAGTGTGTTGCCCTTGGCCAAGATTTACTTGATGCGATGTCTGGTAAAGACGCTATGGGCGCGTATAATGCTATCAGAGCTATTTTCCTCAAAGTCGACCTAGAGCCACACGAGGAATACGGCGAAGAAGAAGAAGAATCCGAAGAAGAATACTGAGTTATTATTGCTAATTTATAGGCCAGGGTGTGCATTCATGCCCTGGCTATTATTTTGGGGGTTATATGGCAACAACAATGACCTTGCTAGAACTGAGAACAGCGTCTAGGCAAAGAGCAGATATGGTAAATAGCCAGTTTGTCACTGATGCTGAATTCAATAGCTACATCAATCAAAGCTACTTTGAATTGTACGACCTTTTGGTTTCAAAATATGGTGACAACTATTATGTCGCGCCTGTCTATACGCTCACTACGGACGGCACTACTGATCAGTATGCGCTGCCTACTAGCCCTAGTGTCTACAAGCTTTTGGGTGTTGACCTTGGGCTATCCAATACTTCTGATAGCTTTGTTACTATCAGGCCGTTCGAGTTTATTGACAGAAACCGTTATGCGGTTCCTAACTTCCAGAGTTTTTACGGACTAACAAACCTGCGCTATAGACTGAATGGCGATAAAATTTGGTTTACGCCTATTCCTGCCGCAAACCAGCGCATCAGGCTCTGGTATATCCCTCGCATGACTACCCTAGCCAGTGATACGGACACGGCTGATGGTATCTCAGGCTGGACTGAGTACATCATTGTTGATGCTGCAATCAAAGCGATGCAAAAAGAAGAATCCGACGTCTCGGCACTGATGGCTCAAAAGCAGATGCTGACCACGAGGATCAACGCCATGGCTGAAAGCCGTGATGCTGGTAGCCCTGCAAAAGTGTCGGATAACTTGTATGCAGACTTCTGGTTTCCGACTGGCTCTGGCTCTGGAAGTAATTGGGGTACCTACTAATGCCTAAGCTGCAGCGCATTCAGACAGCTGACCGCGTTATTAATATGATCCAAGATAATGTGAGCAATATTATAGATCCATTGAGTAGTAAAGAAATCTTGCAAGGTCAGATACTGACCAAGATTGCTCTGACGACCGGGACTAATAATATTGCTCACAAATTAAACCGCCGTCTCCTCGGTTGGTTTATTGTCAGACAAAGAGCTAGTGCATCTATTTATGATACGCAGGATACTAACCCATCTCCTGATACATTCTTGCGTCTTGTAACCAGTGCCAACGTCACCGTAGACCTCTACGTCTTTTGAGGTTTCAAAATGCCATTAGAAAAAAACCAAATACCGATATCCCTAGGCCAGGGCTTAGATACTAAGACCGATCCTAAGCAGGTAGTGCCAGGGAAATTTCTTACTTTAGAAAATGCCGTGTTTCTCAAAAATGGGCAGATTCAAAAGTGTAATGGATACGCAGATAAATCATCGGTGATCACAGGTGATGTAGAAATAGGTTGTGCTACCCTAAAAAATAGCTTTTTCCATCTAGGCCAATCTTTTGCCTATGCCTACAGCCCTTCGCGTGACACCTCTACAATTGTCGGCAAGTACCTACCAATCACCGTCAACAAAGCCAATGCCATCAACCAAGATGCCTTCTATGCTTGCTGTGCATACGACAGCACTAGAAATACCCTCTTGTATGTTTGGCAAGAATACGACTATAGCTCCTCTCCCAGCACAAAAATTAAGTATTCAGCAATCGATTTGAATACAAATAGTATCTGTGCAACGGAAACCTATCTAGACGTAGGGACCAAGCCGAGGATAGTCACTTCCACGGCTATGGATTACTTCTTGATCGTGTACGAGGATACCGTTTCACCCGCTGGTCTAAAAGCTGTGGCTTTGTCCAAGGCTGACTTGTTCACTTACACCCAAGTCCAAGTAGACACTAACCCGGGGTATAGTGGTAATGGCTTTAGCCTGCTTGCTGATACCTCTCCCTACATTTGCTGGTCCAGTGGAGGCACAAGCGCCAACACCAAAATAGGGATTTTTTCTAACTCCCTTTCAAGTTTTGTAGCTCCTACTACCGTGACCATTGCCGGGACTAGCTGTATCAATGGCTCGGCTATTATTTCGGCCTTTGGTCAGATTATTTTTGCTGTGAATGACAGCATTAACGTAAAAACCTTTGGTTATAACTATGCTTTAAGTGCACCTGTAGCGGCACTTCGCACAGTCATGACGAGAGCGGGAGTTACAACGCTTCACGGCGTCGTAATGTCTTTAAATGAAGCATCAAACTTACAGATTTTTACTACTAATTTGACAGGTACTGCGGCAAACCAATTGCCTAAGATTCTGCAGGTTGTGGTAACTGCTACAACTACAGTCACAGTTCAGCGTGATTTCCTACGTGGAGCGGTGATCGCTGGTAACTTGATTTTAGACAATCAAACTCAAACAATACCAGTAAATCAAAGTTATTATCTTCCTGTAACAGTGCTGCAGTCCTACGATCCTAGCACAGTCGGCACGTCCTATAACGGTACCTATACCCACTACTTGATCAGAGCCTCGGCTTACGAAACCCCCTTTAATCAATATGTAGCTGCTAAATTCTATGACCTTAATGCTGATGTACCGTACACCAGCGCAGGCCATCCCGATTACATTACTTTTGTTGCTGGCTCCGTTGGGTACTATGGTCTTGTAGCCGAAGCAGCTGGTAACGCTAGCCAATGTTTTATTAGTTTTGCTCATAAGCCAATCTTCGCCGAGCTTGCTAATAACCTGCACGTGACTGGCGGCTACCTTGGGATGTATGACGGCGCTGAGTTTGCCGAGCACAATTTCTTCCAGCAGCCTGTGCAGCCTTTGGTCACTAGGATCGGTGCCGGATCTATAGCAGTAGGATTTTATTACTATTGCATTACCTATGAATGGCAGGATGCCTACGGTCAGCTGCACGAATCTAGCCCTAGTGATCCTGTAGCTTTTGAAATCACATCTGCTCTGGGTGCTAGTACGTTAAATGTTGCCTGCCCTACTCTGAAGCTGACTAATAAAAGCAGTCAGGTCTACATAGCTATCTATAGGTCTTCGGACGGCTTTGTTTTCTACCGGGAACCTAACACTGGTATTAGATCTAACATCCAAAGTCAGAAAAACTTTGATGCTTACAATGTGTCCGATAACTACACAACGGCCCAACTTCTCAGCCAGCCGATCCTCTATACCTCAGGCGGTGAACTTAATAATAGCTCGGCACCAGCTTGTACCTTTGTGTCTAACTACAAGCGCAGGCTTATTGTAGTACCAAGCGAGGACCTAAACTCTGTCTGGTACTCTAAGGATATTATCCCACCTACAGCCGGTAGTATTGGCACACCAGTTAATTTTGCTACCGAGTTTGTACTTTCAGTTGATGAACGCGGCGGCGGTATTACTGGCACGACGCAGCTAGATGACAAGCTTCTGATGTTTAAAAATACATCAATTTCTGTGTTAGTAGGCGAAGGCCCTGCTAATAACGGTACACAAAATGATTTCAGTACCCCTCAAATTGTAGCCACAGATACAGGTGCTCTTTACGGTAGGTCGCTAGTCCTAACTCCACTTGGCATCATGTTCCAGGCTCCCAAAGGGTATTACCTAATCGATAGGTCCCTAAGTGTTAGCTATGTGGGTGCACCTGTAGAGGCTTTCAACGCTGGTGAATGCCTTGTGTCCACCCTGATGTACGACCGGAATGAGGTGTGGTTCGGTACTAATAGTTCTAACAATCTATTAGTATATAACTACTATTTTAATCAGTGGTCTTCCATGAAGTGGCCGTTGACGCATGCTTGTATTTTTCAAAACAAGTTTACTAGCGTCAATAATGTCCAAATACGGCAAGAGACTCCAGGAGCGTATCAGAGAAACGGCGTGGGTTATGCCATGAAGATCGTTACAGGCTGGTTGTCGTTTGCGCAGCTGCAAGGTTATCAGCGCGTCTACA